ATAGTGAGGGGTACGATCTACTGCCATACGTTGTCCAGTTTCATAATCATATGAACCTCGGCGCCACTCTGAAGTGAAAGCATAAACCTCAAATGGAATAGAAACTTTCTTACAAAACCACACCAGATTGAACAGTTGCTTACAAGTATCCAGAAGAACATTTGCCATAGAACCACTCCAATCCAGAATAAAAACCAGTCCGTGATTTTTACCATCAGGAAGCACAGATACTTTCTTGAACAGATCCTCATTGAACTTGTAAGTGTGAAGACGCGCAGTATCAAGAACTCCAGTACGAGCAGTAGATGCACGAGCATATGCATCCGCAGATTTACGACACTCAAACTCTTTTACCAGATAGTTCACTTCCTTTTGAGCAGAAAGTTTGAACTTACGGAACTCAGCATCAGTTTCTGAGAAGAGGTTCACTTCAGGATTACCTCGTTCTTGCATAAGAAGATTGTAAGAGTTCTGCTGCTGATTGAAAGAACTATCAATCTCTTTATGAACATCAGAGTTCTTACCAATAATCGTTTCCAGATTAACTTTAGGAACTTCTACATAGACATTATCATATCCATTTTTGTTTGCAAGTTGACGGATTTTATCCTCAAGTTTGTCTACAGTACGAACTTCAGGTTCTTCCTGCTGACCAGTAGAAGTCGGCAGATTATCACCCGTTTTATTTACAGGTTGCTCATTTTCTGATTGATTTTCAGAACTGGTTTTATTATCCTCACCTTCTTCTTCAGAGTTTCCTTCCTGATTTTCAGTAGGATTTTCTGTTGCAGAAGTAGAGTTTCCCTGATTTTCTTGAGTATTAATATCGTCAACCTTTTCTTGTTCCTTTTCTTTCTTACAGTACTTATAAAGTTCTTCTGCAGCAATCAGAACATCTGCAAAGGTTTCGGATACTGCAATCAGATCAATAATCTCTTTCTCCTCAGCAGTGAAATCCAGAGAAACAAAGTTTCCTACCTTGAAGTAAAGATTTGCACGGTCAGCAAGGTTATATGTACTCAGATCATCATCTTTCAGAGAGAAGAAGTCTTGCTCATTCAGTTCCTTATACCCACCGAAGAAAGTTTTAGCAAGACCAGCATACCTACGCTTCATTAGTTTCTCAATGCGGGCATCCTCAACCACATTTACAAACTGCTGAGGAACTTTTACAGTTTCAGTCCAGTCTTCATCGGGAGTGAAGAGTGCGTGTCCAACTTCATGTCCCACCAGCATATCATATACGCCATTAGAAGCACGCTCCCAGAGAGGAAGGGTAAGAACACGGGTATGAACGTTAAAGCAAGCGGTCTCAACCTTTTTGTGCTCAACTACAAGGTCTTCAGTCGCAAGCAGTTTGGCGAGTTGGGACTTGATTTCGTGATTAACGGCCATCGGAGTTCGTTTCGTATGAGACCATTATACGAAAAAAGGAGGTCCGAAAACCTCCCAGTGGACAGTTTGAGAAGTGGTCTCAATGCTCTCCCATCGCTTTTTGCTTACGGAGTTTCTTAGGATTTGTAGTTTTGATTTTGACTTTATCTTGGTCTGCATAAGTGCTGACATTCATTTTTCTTGTACTATCACTAATCCCAGTTCTCCAATCTGCTTCTGGTTTTGGATTTGCTCTTTCATCTGCTTTATTAGCAAGTGATTGGTAAGTTGCTTTCCTTTTAGGAGTTTGTCCTTTTCTCTGATTAGCAAGTTTTTGTGCTCTATCTGCAACATTTTGTGCAGCACCTTCATCAAGCATTTCTTCAACAATACTCTCTCTCCACTCTTCACTCATATTCACCATAATTGCTTCTGCTGCTTGCTCAGTATCAGCATAACCCTCATCAAGAAGGTGTGAGAGAATGATATCGTAAATATCTTCCTTTATACCCATTCTTTTCCTTGCTCTTTGCTTTTCTTGCTCACTTGCGGCACGAACTCCTGATAATACTTGTCTGTCGTATTTGCGCTTACTTTTTGGTAATCTCTTTGGTCCTCTTTCGTAAGTACCACCACCAAGAGTTTCTTGACTACTTGCTCTTTGTGAAATTTCTGGAGTTATGAGAGGTCGTCCGTGTCTCTGATTATACTCAAATCTTCCCCCCTCTCTACCCTCAACAACTTCCAAATATGCTTCTTGAAGACTACGAAAATCTTGTGCGTCCATTTTTACAAATACTTTTTAGTTATTTATAAAAAAGAAGCGTCTCTATGATTGAGACGCTTCTTGAGTGATTGTCTTCGTGCTTTTGCTTGTCGCAGTGCTTGTGGTTTGAGTTTTCGTTTCTGTTCTTTTTTGGAGTGATGCTTCCAGTTTGGGACTTGCATTTGTCTTATTCAATCAGGACACTATATGCGAAAATCCTTTAACTTTCTCAAAACGGTGGACAGTTTCAAATTTGTCCTCAAGACCCGTTTTGTGTGAGATTACAAAAACATTCGCATCCTTGATTACATAGCGAATGATTTTGAGAAACTCATCTGTCCCAAATCCATCAAGAGAACTATCAAACACTTCATCAAACAATATGAGATTGGTATGAACTGAATTCTTGAATTTTGCTACTTCTCTCCAAGCAAATACAAGAGCAAGATTTATTCGTGCTTTTTCACCTTCACTAAAGGAAGCATAGGAAAAATCTTCGTGAATTGGAGACTGGACGGTTTCGTTAAATTCCTCATCAAGTGTGAAGTTAATGTAGAAGTCCATCATTTGCAAGTAGCGATTGACTTGCTGATTGATGAGAGGCAGATACTTCTTAATGATTTTGGTTTTTACTCCACCGTCTTTGAGCAAACTATACGAAAAATCGTAGTAGTTGATTGTGTCTTTTTTAGAAGAGAGTTCGTCGTATGTAGTTTTTAAGTTCTCTTTAAATTCCTCTAATTTCTCATGTTCAGTATTTCGGTTTTCAAGCTGTTCGGTAATAGTTTGAATTTCATGCTCAAGATCTCTGATTTGTCTTTGGCATCCAGCGATCTTAGTATTGTTTTGAGAAATGTCATTTGTGAGTTTTAAAATCTCCTTGGAAAGAGTGAGGAATTGACGCTCTCGGTCCTCTTCTTCTTTAATTGCCTCCTCTAGTTCTTTATAACCAGATTGCAACTCTTTTGCTTTAGATTGAGCGTCGTTAATTCTATTTATTCTAAAGGTCTCTTCAATAGACTGAGTGCAGGTAGGACAAACCGTATTTTCTGTAAAGAACTTATGTTCCTTTGTAATGGTAGATACTTTTTGGGAAATTTTACCTTTCAGTGTTCCAAGTTTTTTAAGTTTATCCCCAGCACCAACATATTCTCCAACTTCTTTTTGCTTTTCAAAAATACCTTCCTCAAGGATTGCACTCTCTCTCATAAAAACTTCCACTTCCTTATCCAAAGTAGAAATCAATTGGTTTTTCTTTTGAATATTTTCCTTTCCACGATTTTCAAGTTCACTAATAAAGTTTTCTTGCATTTTAAGTTTATCTGCAAGAGATTGCTTCTTAAGATCTAGAACTTTTATCTCATCTTTTGATTGACGAATCTTCTCCTTGATAACCACATTCATAGAAGAGAAAATCTTAATATCAAGAAGATCCTCAATCACTTCTCTGCGATGAGCAGCAGAGAGTTGCATAAAAGGAACAAAAGTACTTGAACCCAAAATAACGATTTGAGTGAAAGACTTAAAGTTCATTTTAAGAACATTCTGCTCCAACCATTTTTGCTGGTCCAGTGCAGCAGAAGACTGGTCCAGAACAGAACCATTTCTCCAGATTTCAAATATCGCGGGTTTAATTCCTCTTACAACTTTCCACTCAATATTACCAACACTAAACTCAACCTCAACTTTACAATCCTTTTCATTTACTGAATTGACTAGTTGTGGTTTATTGATTTTGCGAAACGGTTTTCCAAACAAGGAGAATGTAAGAGCATCCAAAACCGTACTCTTACCAGCACCATTTGTACCGACAATTAAATTAGTTTTGTTTTTAGTAAAATCAATCTCTGTATATTGATTACCAGTACTTAAAAAATTCTTGTATTTTATAGTCTTAAATAAAATCATAGTCAGTGTTTGGAGGAATTACGATATCATCAGGTGTAATAAGTGTGTATTGGTATCCGTGCAGATCGCAGGCTTTTATCATTACTTCATCTTCAATTTCAATCACATGCATCTCTGGATATCCATCTTCTTCTAACATCATAGCATATCTTGTTGCATCATCCTCTTCCTGAAAGAGATATAAGATATGTTCTCCTTCATCATCTATTACGGAATATGCGCCTTCGGTTTCTCTACCATTAATTGTTAGAATAAACATTTAAACTAATTCACATGCCTCTTGATATATTTCTTGCATCATCTTTTGAATAATGGATTTATCAAGATTGATTTCTGCCTCCTCAATATATCTATTCAGAATAGAAATCGTATCTTCGTTTTCAAATGCCTCAAAGTTTTCAGGTTCCTGAATATCAAAGTTTTCAATAATCTTTAACTCTGCAATATTGGATGCATAGAGTTTATCAATAAACTTCTCAAACTTTTTAGTATCAGATTTCTTACGAACAACAACCTTTACGATTTTGTTCTCATACTCACGAGTATCAAAAGTTTGATAGTTAGTATCCTCATAATAAATGTTATAGAACATCTTATAAGGATTATCAATTGGAGTATGCTCTAATGTTTCTGTATCGAAGATTGTAAACCCACGAGCATCATTTACATCCGTCCAGTAAATCTCATAAGGATTACCGAGATAGAACACAGTTCCATTATTAGAACGAGTGTGGTAATGACCAGAAAATACCTTTTTGAAGTTCTTAAAAAGATTTGCTTCCAGTCCATGTTCCATTACGATTGAACGATTTACTCTAAATCCTTGAAGTTCAAGATGACCCATTGCAATTTTTGCTTTGGTTTTTTTAATCATCTTAAGTGACTGTTCTTCATTCTCCATACAAATCCATGGAAGAAGAAGAATATTAAGATTTTCGACTTTAATTTCTGTTGGAGAAGAATAAGTTTGAATATTTGGATAATCTTTTAGTAGAAGTTGTGGTGAGTTTGTATTGTTTGTATTCTTGTAGTAACTATCATGATTACCAACAATCATATGAACCTTATAGTTTTTAAGAGGTTCAAATACAACTCTTTTTGCCCACTCTAAACTTTGATAATCAATTGACTTCCGACTATCAAAAGCATCTCCCATGTGAATAACAGTTGTAATCCCGTACTGTTCTAGCGTCGGGAAAAAAATGTTTTTATAGAATTGCTCAAAATAATCATGAAAAAGTTTAGAACCCTTACGAGCACCGTAGTGAGTATCTGTTAGAATGGCGACTTTCATTCAATAACGAAGTTTCGAGTGAATATTATCCTTGATTGAATTATAATCGGAATAGTTCGCTCCGTCAATAGTGTTGTCGTCTCCAAATACTTCAGAAAACCCAGAACGCTCAAGGATTTTGTTTTTGATTTCTAACTGACGCTTTTCTCTTTGGATTCTGCGGAGGAAAGCATAGTGAATGATTTGTGTAAAGTATGCAAAAGGATTTTGTGACTTCTCTGGATTGAAGTTATGAATATACTGGACGCAGTTTTCAATACCATCAGAAATCATGTCTTCTTTAAACATGTAATTTACAAAGTTTGGTTTAAAGGAAAGATGATTTGCAATCTTCAGGAAACACTCTCCAATGTAGCGGGGAATGGGAGGTTTAGTATCCCAAGTTTTTGGGCGATCTTCTTTTGTTATTTCTCTACCATACTTCTTAATAAAGGTTATCTCAACATCTTCACGATACTTAGTAATAGCGGCAAGAAACTCTTTATTGTTGACGTAATGCTCTGACCTCTTTCTCTTGGTCATGACTGCTGTGGTTATCATAAGTTTTTATCATTATTATGTAGATATTATAACACTTTCAGAAATGCTTGACAAGGTGTTGAAATATCCGTATAATTACCTTTGTCGAGGTTGATAAGTTATAACTTTAAGTTTTAAGAGCTCTTAAAGATCTTTTCTAAAATCTCTTTAGCATCATTGACGTTAGAGAGATATCCCATTCTACGATTAATTTTAGATTGACTATTCTTTTCTTTATTTGATTGTCTCATATAAGATTGATACATCATTATCATCTCAATATCATATGATTCGGATAAAGTAAGAACATCTTCCAAATCAATAACAAACATATCCTCTGTGGTAGTCTTTAACCAAGGTTCTATCTTATATCCAACGGTTCCTACTCTGCCCTTTATTTCTGAAATAACAATAGGATTGGAAATAATTAAAATAGTTTTATCCTCTTCCTCAGAGGCTGCTACTTTAGCAAATATTTCTTCACCTGTTTTAAGTTTTACTGTTGCATAAAAGTCTTCTTCAATTCCCATTTTTCTTAAGTTGTATAGTGATTATTTCGTAATTAAAGTTTTCCTCATTATAGATTTTAATTCTTTCAATCAAGTGATTTAAAGTATAATTTTTTCTTGAGTTGTGAGTGCAATCGTCAGATATATCATAAAGAACTGCTTTTACTTTGTTTGTTCCCTTTCTAAGAACTCGTCCAATTGACTGAAGATTTCTAATACGTGATTTGCTTGGTGATGCGAAGATAACATTATGGAGATTTTTAATATTGATACCAGTACTAAAAGTTCCATAAGATGCTACAATGATTGCATCGTTTTCCCTTTCTGTAATTTCTCTAACTAATTCTCTTTCTTCGGTATCAACCCCACCATGAATAAAAAATACTTTACGATCACCTCGCTTAGTATTATTTATCTTCTCATATAAAACTGCTCCATGTGCTTCTACTCTTGAAAAAAGAACAAGTGTATTTCCCTTCAAATCAAGTGAAAGATTTGTAATAAATTTATTTCTTTGTTCGTGTTGAATGAGATACTGAATTTCATCCTCATAGGTTTCAAATTTTTGTGGAGGATGTTTGAGAACAAGGCATTGAATATCTAACTGAGAAATATGTCCTTGCTCCATTAACTCATAAGTTCTAGTGACCTTATAAGATGGTCCAAATAATCCCTCAAGAACCCATTTATGAGTTTGAGTTCCATCTAAGGTTCCAGTAAATCCAAAACGATATTTTGCATGATGAAGTTTAGTCATAATATCAATAAGTGATTTACTCTTAAATAAATGAGCCTCATCTCCTATAACTACATCATAATCTTCAAAGAATGAACGTTCTAGTTTATAAACAGACTGCCAAGTTGTAATCGTAACGGGATGTTCATTTGTTTTTTCTTTACCCGAATAGATACGGTGGCAATATGACTCAGCATCCCAACCATAATCTTGGAAGTCCTTATACATCTGTTCTACCAGCGATGTCGTTGGAACAACTAAAAGTATTTTGCGATTCTTATCTAAGTGATACCTTACAATCGAATATATCATCATCGATTTTCCTGAGGCAGTTGGACTTATCAGCAATTTACGATTATATCGTAAGGCATCATATACTCCCTCAACTTGATATTTGCGTGGCGTATGACAACAAATTGAATTCATATAATCATTGACGCCTTCGAAGGATACCTCCTCATTAAGTTCAAAAGGTAATCCGTAAAATTTATTTTCTTTAAATTCGTATGTGTAATTATGAATTTTGAGTTTGTCGATAACCTTATCTAACAAACCAACGTAAATTTCTCCAGTATGAGTACTTAACAGTCTAATTTTACCGTCCCAATATCTACTTCTATACTGGGACATGAATTTTGCAGATTCAACTTCAAAAGTAAAGTATTGTTGAAGTTCATATAAAATATGCGGTTCACAGTGCAATTTAATATAAACTTCATTTTTCTTTTCAATGATTACATCACTCATAGTATTATGATTACTATGAATATTTATTTACCCTAGTCCAGACTGAAAACGAATAAAATCTATAGAATTTTTAATTTGATATGTTCTATTTGATATCATCTTAAGAATACTGTCAACATAACACAACATTGTTTCATAGTATTCAATCTTAAGAACTACTTGGGATAGTTTCTCGTCCGAATCCAAATATCCTTGAAGAGTCTCTTTATCACGGATCTTTTTAGGAAAGGGATTATCCACATAAACCTCGGGATCTGCTTTTCCTGTAAAATATTCATAACGTTCGTGTCTTATTTTTTTCTTCTGAAGTTCTGCTTTCTTTTTTAGTAAATTGATCGTATTATACAAATCAAAATACTTTGAATGTAAAACGGGAATATTTAAAGACTCTGTATGAAGATTATCAATATCTATTTTAGAATCAGTCTCCCACATCTTTTGAATTGTATCTAAATCAATACCCATACAATGAATTTCCTTCCAAGTCAATAATATTGTAAATAGTATACTTGAAACTTACGTCTGCTGTAAAGTATTGGATATCTGTATCCGTAGCATCAAAGGTCACAGTAGATAATGTGTATGGAAATAAATCTTGAAATCTAATCTGAAAGTTTGGTATCTGACTACTGGTCAATACTTGTAGAGTTCCATCAGAATATATGTTTTGTCTATCTTGTGCATAATTTCCACGAACTAATCCAGATCTCTCTAAATCGTCAAACTGACTTAATTGCTCCGGAAATCCAAGTCCACGCATCCAATTTTGAATTTCCATATAATTTTCAAGATTCTCATCAACAAGAAATCTTAAACTTAAGTCACCAAATTGAACCATATCACCGGGAGTTGGTAACATGTTTGTATATGATGGTTGAATAGCAACTCCAAGAGTTATATCTGGAATATTTGCTTGATTGCAGAAAAAAGCGACTTTAGGTGTTCTTGTTAGAGTAAACTTAAATCCTGTTGGAGATAGAAAATTTCTATTCTCAATTTGACCTTGAGTCATGATTTTTTTAAGTATTTAGATAAAAAAAGAGGGTCCGATTGGACCCTCTGAAAATCTTATGTGAAATTGATCACATAAGGTTCTTAACAGCAACTCTTCTGTAGTAACGGTTAGAGTTGGTCTTGAGTGCTCCGAGACCCTGATCGGTTCCTTCTGCAAATGGGTTTGCAACGAGACCATAACGGGTCTTAAAGCCGATCTTGGGCTGGAAGGTGTTCTCACCAACGGCACGAACCATTTGGAGAGGAACATATGGACAGTAGAAGAGACCTGCGTCATAAGGTGAAGAACCCTTATAACCAACAACATAGTACTGATTACCACCTGTTGGAGCAGCGTTAGTAGATGAAGTCAGGTTAGCAGCATATGGGTCAATGTAGACGCGGAATTTGCCCATCAGAGTACCAGCAAAGGTGTTGCCGGTGTCGTCTACGGTGAGGTTAGCGTTGAGTGCTGGGGTGTAATCCAGAACGCCAGCCATGGTTAGAGCGGAAGCAACGTCTGCAGAGCAGAGGATGATGTTGCCCTTTCCACGACGAGTTCTCTGAGCGATAGCGTTAGCATCACGCTCAATCTGGAACAGAAGACCCTTGAACTTCTCAACTGACCAACGACCATTGGAGTCAACATCGAGGTCGAATACACCAGCGGTAGCAACGTTCTGAGAAGCACCCTTCTCGGCGGTCATGTAGATGGTACGGATGACTTCGCGGTTGATTTCAGCAAGAATCTCAGTTGAGAGAATGTTTGCTAATTCCGCTTCAGCATTCAGACCGTGGATTGCCTTGAGGTCCTGAGCGAGTTCTAACGAATACTCAGCCTTCAGAGCGCGTGACTTTGCAGTAACGGTGACTTTCTCGATTGAGAATGCCATTTGGTTGAAGTCATGACCAGATGCACCCAGATTTTCTGAATCACCAGTCTGCATTCCTTGGCCAACGTTGAACTGACCTGCAGGTGATGCATTCAGAACTGATGGGTTATCACCTCTCTGAGTGGTCGTACCAATGCCAGCATTGGTGCTACCAAATCCAGCAAGGGCAAGAGATGAATCTTGACCTGAGTATGCAGAATCTACTTCATTGTAGAAGGTTTCGGTTCCGCTCTGGTTGGTGTAACGTGAGCGCATTGCGAAGATAAGTCCAGTAGGACCACTCATTGGTTGAACGCCTGCAACGTCATAGGCGATCAGGTTAGGCATCGAACGACGGATCAGTGAGATCAGTACGGGATCGAAACCTGCGGTAGGACCACCAGCGGCAGAACTACCAGAGAATCCACCAGCACCACCAACGGCATTGCCGCTGTTGGTTGGAGACTCCATGAGCATACTCATGGAACCGTTATCGAAAGCGGATTGCTCTCTTAAAAATTTTTCTTGGTTTTCGAGCAGGACAGCGGTAACAGCTCTACGATGAGAATCTTTGATTGAATCAAGACCCTGATA